ATTTTTAAGTAGAAATCCCCGTACTTACACATATTACGTATCCAAGACCATAGATTAAATTCAATATTAAGAACTGAATAGAAAAGATTCTCCAAGATTTTTTGTATATTCTCATCTGAAGACCTTATTGTTAAAACTTGACCCTGTTCATTTTTGAGTGTACATTCATCAGCTATAATATCCAATGCTGAAGCTATGATTGCATCTGTATCCATAGAATCATAATCAGCATAGATCTGTACCCTAGCAGATTGATAATTCATTGCTAAATTCAGATTGACCCCGTATGCAGTAGATGTAGTATAAACTTTGTGGAATCTATCAATAAGAGAATTAGTCTGAATAACACCATTGGATTGGATATTATCTGTATCCATGACCGAAAGCATATTGCCCCCATCATTGCGGATTATAACGTCCGTACTGAATAGTCTGCGGAGTGTCGAAAATAGATTCTGTTGTATTTCTGCCATATTTTTATTTTTTTATCCCAATAACCATGATATATCTTCTAAAGAATTTCCACTTGCTGTAGAGATCTCCATTTGAAATGGGTTTTGAGTCATAAAGTTATTTGTATTATAGACTGGAGATTCTCCCATCTTTTTCATTCCGTCTAATGCAGCGTATGTTAAACTCTCCGCTGTCCTTCTAAAACGTATAGAAGAATCTCTCATGTGCATTGATATTGCAAAGGACATTACAAGATCATCATTATATCCTTGCATTGCTTGAGGCTTTGAGTTCTTCCATATGAATACCCTAAGCTCTTCTAAAAGTCTAACAGATCTGATTTTGACTTGTTTTGTCTCTATAAAGTCTCTCATCCTTTCTATTATTAAAGGTCTTGATGCGGATGACATTGTAAAGCCCGGTACTAGAGAATCTGTTGCGCCATATCTCTCTAATCTCTTTTCTTGATCCAAACTAAAGTCTGTTCTATGTGAGTAGTGTAAATTTTGGTATCCACTCTCTATCAAAGACTGTAAAACGTCCCAGCCTATATTAGCATTCTCCACAGCCACTAAAGCATTATTATACTCGAAAGCAGCAGCAAGTATAGTCTTTGCAAATTCTCTTGTATCACACTGCGCTTGGTATTCGGCTACCTGGGTCAGTGTATCTACATCGATGATATGGAATGCGGAATAGTCAGCTCCATCACCTCTTGCTACGTCTGCGCATAGCAGATATGTCTTTAGAGGGCTTGGATACTCCCATACCCACATTGCTTTATCAAGCCCTCGTCTTTCAAGTGGATCTAAGACCATATTTTCTTCATACCAAGCTAAGATGTCTGGAATGATTACTGTATTACCTGAAGTTGAAAAGTCACAATCGCACTCTTGCGCAGCCATTCTTACTCCGAGGTCTTGATCTTGTTTATCTCTCCAAGGTTGACTTCTTTCTGGGTGTACTATCCAAGGAAGTGATACTGGTACAAAGCTATTTTCTTTCTTTTGTGCTTTTATATAAGTTTTGTGGAACCAATTACCTACACCGTTTGGAGTCGATAGCGCTAGACATTTACCACCAGTTGCCAAGGTTTGCTGAGCAGATCCAAAGAGGTCTTCGGCATTATCGATAAAGGCAGCTTCATCCATCGCCAATAATGATACGGCTTCAGATCGAGCAGAGTCACTTGCTCCAGATACAGCTTTAATTTGAGAACCATTTGTAAGTCTTAGGCTAAGTCTATTGTCTTCTGTTGCGCCTATCTTTAACCAAACTGGTAGATTATCATAAGCAAATCGCACCTTAGTAACCATATTCTTAGCTGTCTCTTGCTTTGTTGCAATGACTAGTACGTTCTTATCTTTATGAAATAGCATTAGCCAGAGGGCATATGCAGATACCAGTGTTGATATTCCTAACTGCCTTGACTTATTTATAATTACATTTTGGTCTCCAGAAAATACCTTTAGTACAGATTCTTGAAATGGGTATAGATCAAATAGCATCCTTCCCCTTTGTGGGTGTTGGATCATATAGAATTTCTTCATGAAATACACTGGATCTGTGGCACATTTCACGAATTCTTCTCGTATTTTATCTTTGATTGTGGTTTGCCTCGTAATTGGTTCGGGCATAAAAACTTTTGTTTATAAATATATCGAATTTGACCGATTCTATTTATAAGTCCTTGATAACATTATAACCTTTTAAATCGACTTTATGAAATATATCTTTTGAGTTTATTTACTCTTTAATCTTTTTATATCATTAAAAACTTTTATTAATAATTTATCATCATCTGTTTTTAAAAGCTTTAATAAAAAATCAGCTAATAATTCTTTAGCTGAGAGATTTAGATCTTTAACTTCTTTTCCTTGTTTTAGATAACCCACTACCATATTAAATTTTGATGGATCTATTCCAAGTGCTTTTATATTTTGCGTATTGAATGATCCTTGTATTTTTTGTGGTGTTGTTTTTACAGGTTCATCTATTTCTTGTATACCAGTTATAGTTCTGCCTTTATACTTATCTTTTAAATAATCTACTAATTTTTGATTCATATTAAAATCATCTTCTAGTTTCTGATCATCAGGCATTTTATCTATTGTACTACTTAATGTTTTCATAAATCCATTTTCTACACTATCATCGACTATTGTAGAAGTATTATCGTCTATATCTAATTTATCTAACCACGTCTTTGTTTTTTTATCATCTGGCTTATGCATTGCTGCTTTTATAAAATCAAAAGTTGTTTTTGCATTAGAGGCTCCTGGTATGAATCCTAAAATTTGATCTATGCCAAATTCTACGCCTCTTGATATTATTTTATCTCCTTTTTGTTTAAGAGTAATGCTTTTTAGTAATTTTTTTAAATCACCATATGTCTTAAGATTATTCGCCATTGTTTATTTTTTTATGCTTCAGCTGGTACTTCTTCTGATTTTGCTAATCCTGGTTCTTCTTTTTCTGTCGGTAATTCATCTGACCTCGGTCCTTCTTCACTTTCTGGTCCTTGTGCTGATGTCTTAGCTCCATATCTCTGAAGTCTAGATATAGCCATAGTTGCTCTTTGAATCTCTCCTATATTCATTAGGTAATATCGCTTACCTTGTACTGATGCTTCATATGCTTTTCCCATAAATGTCATATAGAAGTATTGAGCATTCTTAAGGAGTATTTTAAACGTAGTAGGCTTACCAGACATTATGAATACACCGGCAATATACTCCTCAAAATTATCGCCCATGAGCTTTTTTAAATTATCATTGAGTCTTTTGTACTTTTTAAGGATATAGCCCATGGGATTCTCCTCAAAGTTGGGATTTATTGATTGTTCTTCTCCAGCTTCTTTGAGTACTTTCTTGAGTATGTCTGTTAGTTTTATCATTATTTTTCTATTTGTCTTAATGCCACTATAAGATTATCTATATCTTTATTACTCTCTAAAAGTTTATTTGACATACCCTCTATCTTTTAGTTTTGATATGATATTGTCTACCTTATTTGATATCTTTTTATAGTGAGATTTCATTATAGATTCATGATCTTCAGAAGGTTGTCCCCAAACGTCTCCACTTTTATTTTCGCATTGTGAGCATTGTCCATCTATCATTTCTTCTCCACAATCTGTACAAACATCTTCTGCAATGGGGTGAGTTGACTTTATGGCATTCATATCTTGGTTATCGTATGAAGGTTGCTTAAAATACTTTCTCTTTTCATTTCCATAGTATATGTCTGGAGTCTCTGCTGGATTTGCTGTGAACTCCTTTAGCTTTCTTTCATTCCTTACTTTTATAATAGCGGCCTTGTCAATTCTTTTTATTATATCAGTGGCCTTTATAGCTATTACAGTTGCACCTTTTCCTTCCACATCTATTACTAGCATCTCAGGTTTTACTCCAGGCTTAAAAGATGATTTTACTGGGAATTTCTCTTTTGTTTCAGGACGATCCATAAATTTCTTGATCTCAGATTCTATCTGTTTGATCTTATCTGAAGTTATCACTATTCTACGATATGCTCCGAAGTCTTCAGGTCCTTCATTTAAAAAGCTTGCTAGTTTTATCATGTCTTGTTATCTTTTATATAAATATATTACTCTTTAGGAGAAAACCAATCACTACACCACTTAGTTGGATCTTTTATGTCCATTACTCCATTTCCATTCCATGCTTCATAATACTGGTTTCCGCAGATATGCTGATCATTCTCATAGCTATAGTATTTGCAAACTGCACAGCTAAAACCATTAGGACTATACATGAAAGGTTCGTGATTTGAAGGAAGTATTATCTCGCCTTTGATCTCTTCTTGGAGTAATTTTATGAGACTTATCATTTTATTTTTTTATGTAATCACACATTATATGAGATGGATATATTCCTCCTTGTTTATTTCTTATATTTATTTTAAATGAATATAGTGATGATTCTACTGTTATATCAACTCTTTTACCAGATCCATCTATTCCACCATAATATACTTTTGGAGAAGAAACGTCTGATGCAGTTTTTGAATAACTACTATCAACTTTATAAAATTCAGCGCCAGCTTTTTTTATATGTGCCATATAATATCCTGACCCTATTCCTGATTCTATAAGTTTTTTAATCTTATCTATGTCATATTCCGCAGATGAGGGATTTTTATTAAATTTAGAAAAATCAACATCTCCATAATCATTGAATACCTTACAAAATAATTTATTGTTTATTCCAAAAGTTTCTAACATCGCTACTCCATTAGGATTTGTGATTTTTCCAAGTTTTATTTCTGAGGCTGGTAGTGCTTTTGTTACTCCTGAATTAAAAAATGTTAAAGTATTACCGTATTTTACAGATATATAGTAAGACTTATTACCTTTTACTATTGTTATATCAGTCAATGTAGATGCTACAGTTTCACCTAAGTAATCTATTATAGGACCTGATGAAGAAAATTTTAAGGGTCTTTTTTGATTTTCATGACCCATGGGTTTTATTTCAAAATTACCTTTCTCTAATCCTAATTCTTTTGACATTTCTATCATTAAACTTGGATATGAAAACTTTGATTCATTCTTTTTTGAAATACCTTCTTCGTTTAATAAATTTAAATCTTTGACTAAAATAGTTTCAGTTCCAGGTCCTTTTGATTTAGTGCCTCTTCCTCCTCTAGATCCTTCTCCCCAAAGTATAGAAAGTCCATCCCAATTAGCTCCAGACGTATCACTTACATTTACTTTTAATTTATTTGATAAGTATTGTATAAATTTTGGATCTCTTTGTAAACTTCTTGATATTTTTACTTTTTTAGATTTTGGATCTGACATTACTATTGGGTCTTCCATTTCTAATCCAGGATATTTTTTTATAATGGAAAAAAGCTTTTTCACAGAATCATTTTCTATTTCTTGTTCAGAAGTAGGAAAAAATTCAAAAGCCTCATATAGTATGTCAATTAATTTTATCATTTCTTTTCTTTTTTAGGACGTAATACTATATATAAAATAAAAAATAATCCCGCAATACAATACAAAGCGGCATTGGCTCTCCATAAACTTCCTGTCTTTTGTATCAGCCACCACTGTACAATATCGAACCCAAAAGGATTGAAAAACATTGCTGTCATTAGACAAAGAGTCGCTAGATTCTGTTTTAGTGTATTGTTCCAAGTATCCATTTCTACTATCAGGGTCCATATTTTGGGGTTAACGTTAATAATTATTTCAATAAAGCATAATATTCATTGAAATGCTGTATTCTATTTTCTAAACCAATAGTCCCTCCATTCACTCTCTTTGTAATCTTAGTTACCGCCTCTATAGTTGCCCCATCATCTGCTAGCTTATGTAGTCCATTTTTGTGGAAGAACCATGCGGCTGATGCAAGAGGATATTTAGTTGCTATAAGCTCTGGGTTTGTTACGCAGTCTTCGCCTATTGCTGCTGAGAATGCCGCGTAGTTATCCTTGCCAGTAAGCTGAATACAACCACGGCCACAGAATTTATACCCATCTCCAGAAGCCTCAGGACCATTGCCCATACGACTGCCATAAACTAAATTTGCTATCTTTTCAGGCTTTCTTTCATACTCTAGAGCTTTTGCATCTGTTGGGAAATACTTACTAAATATTGTACGAAGACCTTTAGCTCCATAGTTTAGATTCTCTTTTAGTACTTTAAAACCCCCAGATTCATGTCCTGCTTGAGCTAGGAAATGTGCTAAACGCAATGGAGTATTCAATTCAAATTTTGCCATCGTATCTGGCAATTGCATGATAATGCTATCTGGAATGTGTCCTTTTAAATTTTCAATGTTCATAATTTATGATTTTACTAGCTTAGTCTTATCTGTAAAGTCTACTCTTCTAATTGCTGGAACTGCTTTTACTTTATCTTCTATGGATTTTATCGTCTCTGTGCTAAAGTTTTCAAATGGGGCCGGATCTATCTTAATACTAATATCTACAACATACTTCTTTAGCTTTTCTGCTGATGGTTGACGATTATTTGTAACACGCACAACAGTTATACCGACTATGGCTCTAATGTCAGAGAGGATATCTGTCAGCGATCTCTGAGTAGTATCAGCTACAAGTCTGCCTTCTATTTGATAGATTTTAGGACTTAGAGTTTCTTTCATAGAGTTTATATCCTTTGCCGCTTTGATGGCCTTTTTAAAAGCAACGCTACCTTTATGAGCAGGTTTTTCTCCTCTCTTATGCTTTGCTTGGATATTTGCCCAGAGTCCTTTTCTTTTGACTTCCTGTAATATGCTAATGAGCTTTATCATTTTTTTATTATCTTTATCTTTACTGATCCTGTTCCTTTTATAGTGCGGTGCCAAATTCCTCTGGGTATAAATATCTCACCCTTCATCTCTATTGGCAATTGATTATCTATCTGAAACATCCAGTCTGTATCTCCTATGGCCTCTATTAACCGATCTTCACTATCTCTATGCCACTTAAGCTCTATTGGATCGATGTTCTCATCAAATTCTCTGATCAATATGTCTTCTATCAAAACGTCTTTATAAGGTCTCATACTACCAAAATCCTGAAAAATTACTTTTTAAACCAAGTAACTTAGCAAATCGAGGCAATCTGCACGCCCACCAGCCAGCCTGTGTTTTATCCTTCTTCTGTGCACATTTATGTCTTGCCGCAAAGCTCTTTCTGGCTGCTGGGTTATTGATCTTTGCCTTGAGCCCAGTAGTGTCTCCAAAGCTGACCTTTTTTATACCACCAGTCTTAGGATTCCTTACAAATACATAAAATTTCTTTGACCCCCCTCTATGCGGTTTATTAAGCGCAGCATGCTTCTTAGGCTTAGACTTTGCTTTAGTCTCAAGTAGGAAATCAACTGTCATTGGATAGTCTAAAGGAACTGTGATACCCTTGTAGTTTCCGGTCAGCCCCAGGTCAGTTTCTGTTAGGTACCATGTATCTTCATCGCCTAATGATAAAAGTCCCCTATTTAGCAGCTGACGCGCTTCTGTGAAAAGAGCTACAAAGTTTGCTGACTGAGGACGATAAATATTTTCATTCAAATCTAGTGAATTATCCAAATGGTACGCAAGTCCCTCAGATATAAGGAGCTTATTTACAGATTCGTCTAAAGTTATCTTGCCTCTATCGCAACACATCAATGTAAATATTGGAGTTTATAAAGCGTTGTCTCTATAAGTTGGTATATCTCATCTATAAGATTCTGAAGATATGTGTCATCTGGCATCGAATGTCTTGTCTTATCTACGTATTGGGAAAGAGCTTTGAAATATATGACTAAATTATCGTCTTCTCTAAATACTGCTGGACTTGAATATCCTCTAATGATTCCATATTTACCCTGGAAAGCTTCTACAAATTCATCAACAAGATCTACAATCTCATCATAATATTCATTAAGTGCTTTATGTTCTGCGAAAGAAGAATCATCTTCTACTTGCCAGTGGAATATGTGTGCCTGTGTTCTTGATGCCAGAAGAGTCGATATGAACTTTGCTACTGTTGGATTCATTATGTTTTATTTTAAGAATGAAATTAATTTTATCATCCCTTCATCTATATCTTGTTTTATATTTGAGAAATCGTCTTTGCCATTGACTACCTTTCTGAATATCGGTTTCTTATTCATAGCGTCTAGAACTATGATCTCAGTCCCGTCGTGTATCTTCATCCAGAGTTTTCCTTTGTAAGATGTCGTTACGTCCTTTACTATGATCATGTTGGTTTTGATGCCGCTTTTTGCTTTTATGGCTTCGATCATCGCTGCATCAAAGTTCTTAGAAAGCTCAAACTCATCTGGTCTATTCTGTCTCAGAGCATAGTATATCGCTCCTTTTGGGTCCTTTGCATTTTTGAATTCGAGAAATTTTATCTTTCCCTCTTTCGTATCTACCCAAGACATCGGAACTTTGCTGGCATATACATTCATATTTGTTAGTTTAAATCTTCTTCCTTTGCTCCAGATGCTCCTAAACGATATTTATTCTTTTGGCCATGAGATAATATAGGCTGTATGTTATACTTACCATCTCCATGATCGTGTATTACCTTATGTTTCTGTCCTTTATGGGGTCCTTTATTTGGGACAACAATATCACCGACTTTGTGTTTTGATCCTTCAGCGCTTTCATTTACTTTTGCATTTGGAAAGTGTTTTATCATCGCTGCTCTATATAGTTCCTTTGCTTGATCTCCTAATTGATTCATCGTCTTTCTTATCTCAAGCTCTTCTTTTGCGCCCTTGCTATATTCAGAATTGCTATCGCTCATCATATAATACCAATCATGACTTTTCAGCATATTTTCAAAAGTGGCCATATCATCACCTTCACCCTCTTTTAATTTCTTTTTCTTCTTCCCGTCTTCTTCCTCTTCTGATTCTTCCTCTTTCTTAGATTTAGAAACTTTTTCAAGTTTATCCATCAAGTCTTCTATTTGACCTTGAATTTGAGATATATGCTGCTTATGTTCGCTAGCGTGATCTGGATTCTCCTTTGCAAGCTTCATGTGATCTTTACGCTTTGATTCTAGCTTATCAATCATCGATGTCAGCTTCTTTGCCACTGTGCCTTTTTTCTCTTCAAGTTTCTTCATCTCATCGAGGTGGTCTTTATGAAGTCCTTCTGCGCATTTCATAGCCTCATCTTGATCTCCGTAAACCCCATGAATAGTCTCAGCATCGATACCTTTATGAGTTGCTCCCATTACTGGATCTATCTCATGAACAAGATCTGCAACATCGCATCCTGGGTGTGGTTTTAGTACGACATGAAGAGGGCCTACTTTATTTTCATAGTTCTCTTTTACGACCTTCTTAGTCTTTTTTACCTTTACTGGTAGCTTCTTTGTCTTTGTAGAAGCATAATCTTTTGCTGATTTCTTTGTCATGGATTTTGCGAGTTTAGCTACTTTTTCTGATGGAGCTTTTATTTGACCTGTCTGAGCGGCATGAACCATTCCCATTAGGCGTTGTTGTTTAACTGATTTTGCGGGCATTGATTTGTATTTTCTATAAATATACTAGATTTCAATAGCTTTAATTTTCTTAATGTTCTCCTTGATCTCGTCATATACCTGAGTCTTATTGCCACCCTTCCAACTTTCTACCTCTCCATTCTCAGATACAAAGGACTCATCTTGCATCTCAAACCAAGAATCTATTGCCTTTTCTATATCTTCTAGGGTAGCGTTCTTATTTGAATTTAGAATGCCTTTTTCATACTCTTCCCATTTGCCTTCTAGCTTTATCTTAGATTCCATATCAATAACGCAATCAAAGCACATCTGGTGGATTGAATACATCTTCTTATTGAGGTCATGGGATTTCATAGGTTTTGAACACTTTGGACAACATAGAGGTAGACTCAACAGCTTTTTCACGGAATCCAGCTTTGTCACCGTCTGTTTTATCCCACGTTTTATAGTCCAAGTCTTACCATCTTCTTCCCAAATATCGCCCTCTAAATGATCTTCAGCCTTCTTTTCGTATCCTGACTGTATTTGGGTCTTGTCTCCTGTTTTTCCTGTTAGGAGATTTCTTAACCTTGTAACATCTTTTTTAGAGAACTCTTTTTTTAGGTTTGATTCCTTTGCCATGTTTCGTAACTTTACTTCTTTCTAGTGATATTTTAAAATTTCCTCTATCCGCAATAACTTCATATTCTGGATCTGCATCTTTACATTTATATGTAGCTAATAATTTTATATTAGTGTTTTCTAATGGTTTTATTTTAATTACAATTTCAATACTATTATTGTCCCCAAGTGAATATTCTATAGCTTGATTAATATCTGGACTCCAAGAAGAGTATGATTTAGTTTTTAAAACTGTAAAATTTTTTGTATTTAATTTAAAATTATTGAAATCTTCTATGTTATTAAAATTTAACCCTCTATATAAATCTTCAGATTGTTTATATGGATATAATTGATAAGCCACATTGAATTCTTTTTTATATTCTCCATAATTGTCTATTTGATGATCAGGATCATATGTCCAATCTTTTATAAATGATTTTGCTTGTATTTTAAGATCCTTATTTATTGATTCGTATATCAGTGGTTGTATCTTTCCGTATTCCCTTAAACATATTCCAGCCACATCGTGTGCATCATTCTCTATCGGGCTTCCAGTCTCTCCAGATTTTGGTCCCAGAGTTCCCATCTCGTTCTGCTTGTGGTGAGTCATTTCATGCGCCAGAGTCCTACATATGTCAGCGAGGTTCCTGTTCTTTACGTAAACGACTAGAGATTTTGTCTCGTTAGTATATTCTCCGAATGTACGCTTATTTTTTACCCAAGAGTTATCAGATATGAATTTTATCTTTGGAAGAGTTTCGATTTCTAGAGCTTCTTTGCAAAATTTTATAAAGTCTGCAAGTATCTCTGCTTTTTTCTGTAGTTCCATGTTTTATCTTTTTACTGCTCTATTTGCAGCTGTGAATCCTGCTCTGTTTACCAATTTTACTGTACCTTTGGGATTTGAAACAACGTATCCTTCACCTCCAGCTATATCACCTATATTTGCTTTTACTCCAGAATCTTGAGCGTCGAGTTGTTTTACTATGTCATTTTTTATCTCCATTATCTTTGAAACTACGCTAAAGACATCTATGATTGCATCCCCATGCTCTTTTATGTAAGCTTCCATATTTGCTTTTTTATTACCAGACAGAGACTCATTTGCTATGAAAGAAAGAAAATCTTTACCTAATCCCTTTGTATTTCCAACTTTAGAATTATTATACTTGTACATTAAGTCTGGAAGATCAGATATCTTTTTGGCTGATAAAATAGGTTTGTCAAGGAATGAGTTTATCTCAGAAGCTTTTGATTTTACATCTGACATTGCTGATTTAACGGCGCTTGTGTTTATATTTGGTGGAGTAGTAACTGACATTGGCGGTACTACTAAAAGCCCCTTTCCTTCTATAAATCCATACTGTTTTATATCTTTTATCGCAGTTTCATTTCCATCATAATCTAAGAATCTATGAATGACTACCCCAGTTTTACTATCGCCTATCTTCTTTCCAAGATCGCTATTTTGAGCTACTGAGTATGTTGTGATATTAGGCTTAAATACGTAATTGCCGCCTTTTAATTCTGGGGTTGATTGATATAGCAGATCTCCTTTAAAATACCCCTTTACGCTTTTGGGCACTGATTTTTCAAATACGTCAAATATACTACCCATGCTTTTTGCAAACTTAGTATATGATCCAGCCGTGTCTTCTTTGCCTTTGAGTCTGTCCATGAACATCTTCTCTAAATCTTTTCCGCTCGTCACTTTTC